TCTTTCCTAAACTCAAAGAACAAATTTGCTACGGGTGTTGTGAATTTTCAGGGTAGTAATTCAGTTGCGGATTCGAGCGGTTTTGCCGTACTTGCAGATGCTATTAGTCAAATACAGCCGATTGTTAAAGTATCAGATATCAACACTAAGCAAAAGGATTATAGCGAAGTTCGAGTAACTGGAACACTATGAGTGAAAGCAGAAAAGATTTAATACGTAGGTTATCTCAATCGGGCGATATTGTCGCACTTTATCGCGCCGGAATGCTACCCGATTACATTGGACGGTATAGAGATATTTACTACGAGTTAAATGCTTTGTGTGCTACTGGAATCGAAAGGATGGTGGCGATTCAGCAAGTATCTGAAAAGTTCGTATGTTCACAAGCGACTGTTTATAATGCAGTCAACTGGATGGAATCGTAATTACAACAACTGTTAGAAATACCACACTTTGTCGCTCGTTAAATTTGGCGGCATGGTTCACCACATCTACCTAGAAGGAATTGTCGGAAAGTCGATTACGAAGAAATCCGTAGTATCTAATCTTTCCGGTGTTAAAGCCGATGACACGGTATTGATTCATATTCATTCAAATGGTGGTGATGTAGAAGAAGGATGGGCAATTCACGACTATTTAGTAAGTGAATCACAAACAGTAGGATTCCAAATTGATACCGTTATAGAGGGTGTATGCAAGTCAATTGCTACGCTCTTTTTTGCGTTAGGTCAAAACCGAATCATAACACCTAACTCCCGACTTTTAATTCATAACCCGTGGGGTAAAAACGAAGGGGATGCAGCAAGTATGATTCGATATGCTGAAGCACTAGCAATCGAAGAAAATAGACTAGCTGAATTCTACGCAAGTTCAATCGGTGCAAACGTAGACCAAGTTCGTAAATGGATGGAGGTCGAAACCGAGTACAACGCACAGCAAGCCGTTTCGATGGGCTTTGCCACAGCCGTTGGATTAGATAAAGCCGACTACCAAGATATGAAGGCAGTCGCATTAATTTCAAAATTTCACACTAACAATAAACCTAAAATGAGTAAACCTTCATTCAATGTGCAAGGGTTTGTCGAAAAGGCAAAACGCGCATTAAAAGCCTTAACAGGCGAAATCAAAGCCTTCGATGCGACATTGGAGGATGGTACTGCAATCTCTATCGAATCGGAATCAGAAACGCCAGTTGTTGGTGATATGGTTACGTTAACCGAAACAGGTGAAGCAGTTGCTGATGGTTCTTACGTAATGTCAGACGGTACAACTATCGAAGTTGTTTCCGGCGCAATTACCGTAATCACACCAGTAGCACAAGCCAACGCAAGCGCGGACTTAGAGGCTAAAATCGCAGCATTGGAAGCTGAAAACGCGACAATGAAAGCAGCCCTCGAAGTAGCAGAGCCGATACTTGAACAAGTAAAAGCATTGCAAGCTAAGACGGGAGCATTTTCGCCAGCTTCAGCACAAACAAAGCCGCGCACTATCAACGCTCAAACTAAAGACAAAGGTTTCAAGATGCCCTCTAAAGCGGAATTGAAGCCGAACCAACGTCTTAACGCTGAAAAGAAATAACCGCAATCACTAACAATAAAAACAACTGAAAAGAAATGGCATTAATTGATCCAGCCGATTTGACCTTCAATGGCGAAGAAGCACGCTCCATGTCTGATGCGGTTATCGAAACAATATTCGAGAATCCCGCAGTAACTGATTTGATGACCGTCTATGATGGCATCGTTGCTAAAAAACAAATTCCGTTTTTAGGAATACTTTCCAAAATCACTAAAGCCGATGCTGGTTGTGGTCAAGGGCAAACAGCTAAGAACATCCCAATGACTGAAAAGTTTTGGGAACCTGAAGCTGTTAAGATTTGGCTTACTATGTGCGGTTCTGAGGTCGACGATTCATTTTGGGTATTTGCTCAAAATACAGGTGTTGACCGCGACAATGTAACTGGAACTGATATCGCTCGTTTCGTTGTTGACCGTATGAGTTCAGCAGCTCAAGAAGATTTGCTTCGTATCATTTGGTTTAACGACACAGCGCATGATAACGTAAGTGGTTCAGGTGTTATTAAGAACGGCGTTTCACTTGCTGACTATACTATCATTGACGGTTTGTGGAAACAAATCTTTGCAATCGTAGCTACAACAGCCGCACGTAAAACAGCAATCGCTAAAAACGCACTTTCTACTTATGCCCTTCAAATGGCTTTAGGTACAAGTGATGCGCTTGATACTTTCCGCAAAATGATTGAGGCTTCAGACCCGCGTTTGAATGCTGCTCCAAACAAGTTCTTCATTGCGACACGCACACTTGTTGAGAACTACGCCGCTTATCTTGAATCTCAAGGTAACAGCACATCATTTGAGCGTATCGAAAACGGATATGTGATGCTTCGTTATCGTGGTATCCCAGTTTTCGGTTTCGATTTCTGGGATAGAACAATCCAAGCCGATATGCAAAACGGCACTAAGTACGATTTACCGCACCGTGCCGTGTTGACTGTAAAAGAAAACCTTGCAGTTGGTTACGATGCTGCAAATGCAGTAGGGGATTTCCGAGTTTGGTATTCTGAAGATACTGAATTAAACAACTTCAAAGGCAAGTATCGTGTTGATGCAAAAGTATTGCAGGACTACATGATTCAAGTGGCTTACTAAACTAACTGGGGAGCGTAAAAACTCCCCTATTTTTTCACACTAAAAAAGAAAATAAGCTATGCCTTCTGTAACTTGCCCCGGCATTAATACAAATGCCTTCCTAGACTGTACTAAGCCCATTTTACCGGGCGTGAGTGATATGCTTTATTTGTTCAACTGGGCAGATATAGCAACTATTACCGAAAATGCTTCTTACCCTAACTTAATCGAAGGGCTTACTTTAACGGGTAGCGCAAAGATTTACCGTTTCGAGGGTAAAAAATCTTCTAACGAACCGAAATCAACTTTGGTAGAAGGTCGCTACCAGCCTTCTTTTACTCACGAGGTTGTTTTCAAAATGTTCAATATTGATTCGCCTACAAAGCAGCAACTTGAATATATGTGCAACACAAAGATCGTTGCAATCGTTGAGAATAACTTCAAAGGTACTGATGGTGAAGTTCCTTTCGAGATTTACGGGTTACGCTCAGGACTTCAAATGCGTGCTTTAGAGCGTGTTTTGAATGATGCTGATACTTTGGGTGCTTATAATTGCACACTAGGAACATCCGATATCGACAAAGAGCCTTACTTACCAGCTACTTTGTTTGATACTGACTACGCTACAACTAAAGCAATTATCACAGCGTTGTTTACTGCATGAGTTTAGACCAGCTAAAGTTAGAGCTGGCAGAGATTAAACACCCGTTGCTGGTTATGCGCTCAGGCGAGGCTATGCAACGGGTTTTTGATTTATACAGGCAGATAGCAGGACGTGAGCCGCGAGGTTCGGGGCGTTGTTATGCGTGTGCGTGTGATGCTTGGCATGAATTAAATAGAATATCGCAAGTTGGTACAGGTTGGGATAATTCGTTAAATTTACCCGATTGGATTCCAGTAACCGATTTAACAATAATTCACAAAATGGAAAAATACAAAATGACCGTTAAGAGTTTCCGACCTTTTGGAAGCCCTGACACCATCACAGAATTGAACACTACTGATGCTCAGGTTGAAACATTAATAAAAGCAAATCCTGAGTTTGAAAAGTTCTTTGTTCTTCGTGATGCGAAGAAAGCAAATGCGAAGGCTCAGTTTGAAATCGAAAGCCAAGATTCAAAAGCCGGAAAGGCAAAATCAGAAAAGAAGCCTAAAGCCGAAAAGAAAGTTGATCCAGCAAAAGAACACAACGATGACGGTATTCCTGAAGGTCAAGCATGGCATGAAGAAGAAGTTGTTGTAAATAAACCTGAATAACAAATTAAATGGCTGCACCTAAAGTATTAATTCCGAGGCAAACCAAGCGGCTTGTAAATACGCTCAATAGGACTGAGAATATCCAAACTTGGGATTATGACAATGCTTATGCGCAACGAATTAAAGACCTTTGTAATGCTTCAGGTGTAGCCACTCGATGCATTAAAAGGTATTCGCGTTTTATCGCTGGTAGAGGCTTTGCCGATATTGCCACTTATAAACAAGTAATTGATTTAAAAGGCGGCACGGTTGACAAACTACTTGGTTTATGCGCTCGTGATTATGCTTACTTCGGTGGTTTCGCTATCCATTTCCGCTTTAACGGGCTTGGGCAAATCATTGAACGTAGGTATATGAATTTTGCCGATACTCGATTATGTACTGATTCGGATAAGATAGCCTTTTACGATAATTGGGATGGGCTTAGTCAGATTAAAAAGTTCAATCTAAAAGAGATTAAACGGATAAACCGATTCAATCCATCGACTGTTATTGACGAGATTAACGAATGCGAGGGATCAACGTACTTGGATAAGGTAGAAAACTACAACGGTCAGGTACTTTGGTATTCGTCTGAGGGATTTTCGGCTTATCCGATTGCTCCAATTGACCCAGTTGCTGAAGATGTAGAAACAGACTTTCAATCGAAGCTATATAAGAATAAAAACATCCGAACCAGCTTTACGAGTTCGGGTATGTATATCCAAGTAGGAAAGTCTGAAACCGACAAGCAGCGACAAGAAACGCAAAACAACCTTACTGAATTTCAGGGTGCTGATGCAGCGGGTAATATCATGCTTGTCGAGATTGATGCTGGTGATGTCGCACCTTCATTCGTTCCATTTTCAGCAAGCACGACTGAAGATAGACGATTCGAGTACCATGAATCGAGTGTTGAGAAATCAATAGTTAAATGTTTCGCAATCCCGCCTGTATTGGCTGGTATTTTAGAGGCTGGTAAAATGGCTACTTC